GCCTGCCGCAGCGGCAGCAAATGTTGATATTTCTGATGCAGCGGAAACAATCCGTGCGGAAACTAATTCTGTCATCTCATCGACGGTCACCTGTCGTTCTTTGCCGTTTTTATCCACAGCTTTAAAGCCAACTATATTATTCAAGTCCATAATGCAAATTTTAAAATTAAAACAAATACTTCACCCATGCAAAATAATTACTGTTCTCAATATAATTCGGATCATCCTCGTTGGAATATGCCTCCCTCTCAAATGATACCGTCTTATACGCCCTGCCGGCATCCTTCAACCGTACCGCCCTGACCAGCCACTCCACACCATACCAGAGATAGAATGCCAGCCCGGCCAGTACCAGCCACCAGGCGGAAAGGTCAAAACACAACAGCAAGATCCAGATAACTGTACCGGTGGCAACTGCCATCTCAACCCATTGACGGGCGTGGGTACACTCATGGTTTCTCACTTTCTGAGTGATTTTCTCTTCCGGTCGCTTGCTTAAAACAAACGGACCGATTGTTATCGTATGGCAAGAACTGAACGCAAGCAGCACCTTTGCCAGAAGGTTGTTACAATATACCTTTTTCATAGCGTTTCTATTTCTGATTGAAGTTCGCTATATCCAGTTCCACACATCCGGCACTTGACCGGGCGCTACTGTAGATACGGACATAGCCTCCGTTATTCAATGTATTTTTCGCCAGCTTCAGTTTCGCCAGTTCGTCATTGATTCGGCTGGCGCGTTCCAAATTCTCAATCTTCATGTTGTTCCTCCTTCTTTTTATCCAGATAATCATTCAACGAATCGGCCAGCAAGCCGGACAACATAGGGGTAGAACGTCTTATGATATCCACCTCCTCTTCGTCAAGTTCCACACCATCTACAGTCGACTTGAAGATTTTCTCCGCAAGGAGATGCGCCTTCAAGCCCGCTACGTTCTTATATATCCAGTCACCGAAGGCCTCAGTGATGTTACTGGCTATAAGCTTTTCTTTTTTAATCCCATCATAAATAGGGAATTGTGCAAAATTTATTCTCATACTTTATATTTAAATTATCCGCAATAAAACATAACCCAATAATTACCCATACACTTAATGAAGCCGGATGCAAAATCCAAATCAATATAAGACACCTCCTGTCCTCCGGGAGCAGGCAGGATCCGTCCTCCTGTCAATCTTACTCCGCCGCTCATACGTTTGAAGTATATAGTATGTCCCGGAACATCCGGAGGAAGTGTCACTTCTATATTGCCCGTATTAATAAACATCACATTATCATCATTGTTATTCAGGGGAGTGCTGACGGATATGTTCCTCCAGTTGCCAACTATGCCACGAAGAGAAACATAGCTGTCATTGTTCGGATGAAGGAAAATGTTACCTCCCTCCACGAATAGAGGAATGCTTGGAGTCTTGATGTGCATCCCGATCATGACATTTGGACTCTGTATGTCAATTCCAGCATCATACTTAATCCCTTCAATGGTGACAAACTGCGTGTTTCCCCCGATTCTTACGTTTGCAAATGTCCTTTCGTTATAAAACTCAATTTGTCCGGCAGACAGATTGAAACCGACGTATTTATTTGTTTCATTTTCATAAAGGATCTTTGAGGACAACATCCCCGAAGCGATGGAGAACGGACCGATACGTCCTCCTTCTATGTCCATATTAATGCCATGAATATAACCGGATTCGGAATTCAGTATCAGGTTGGGCACACCATTGGTTGACTTCTGTGATTTTATATCTCCAAAAGGTATGCCGTTGGCATCCATTCCTTTATATGTGAACATGAATCCGCATATATTGGCTCCTGTAGCAAACAGGGTGTCAGTGGCGATATTAACAAACTTCTGCATGGCTTCCCAATTGGAATCCCCGTTGACAGATGTAGGGGCGGCGGTTACACTGGCACCATAGTTCCGCACAAGGAAATTATAATACACGCCATTGAACTTGTAGATGATCTTGTCACGATAGCTGGCGTTCCATACATAGCTAGTACCAGATTGGAATACTCCCATATCTCTTGGAGAAGCCCCTGTCGCTCCAGTTGCTCCTATGGCGCCATCATTTGCAACACCCACCCCTTTTTCAGCGACAAAATTATTATTCCATGCGTTCGCGTCCGATGCGGATTGATAAGCCCGGACGGCAAACTGGGTGTATCCGGCTGTCGCTGGAACGGATATCTGATTGCTTAGGGTAGCACCTACATGAGCCAGCCAGCTTCCGTTATACTTACGGGCTGCCAGATAAAGCGTGCTGCACGTGCTTACATTGCCTGCCACATTCTGTTTGCAAGTGACAAGGAATCCAGACGGGGATGGCGTGCCCGTACTGGTGAAGTTGATCACGCTGACAGGACTGTCCAGCCAGTAGGATGCCGACGGTCCGACGGGGGCAACCATCTCCTGCCAGTCTGCATGTACCGTCCGGTTCGCAGATCTGCCGGCGAGGATATATCCGCCATCCTTTTTGCGACGATAACTGCCATTCTTGAACCTTGCGATCCTGATGGGAGGATTGGATGTTTTCACCTTGCTTAAGTAAGATCCTCCGGCAAACGATACTGTGCTGTTTTTCGCATACGGAGTGTTGGCGGACTCCCAATGACCTGCGGCTGTGATGCTCTCACCGTCAGCACCATCCTTTCCGTCAGAAAGCATGGGAACGGTTTCAACATCCACTATCTGGTCATTCACGTAAAAGATAAACTTCAATGTCTTCGTAAAGTTTCCGCTTGATATGGCTGTATTGTTGTTTATGGTAGTTTCTGTTCCACCGTCTATGCTGTATTTCAATGTACCGTCCGTTGTGGTGGATATCACGCCTCCCACTGACTTTTGCCTGTAACATGATACGGAAGACACGCTGTAGTTCCCATTCTTGTCCTTGCTTACAGAAGTGGCAGAAACGATTATACTGTATAGCACGGCATCTGAACCGTCCGCACCTCCACGGACCCCGGCTACAGTGAATGACAGATCACGGGAATACTGCTGCCCGTTCTTTGTAGCCCTGATTGTGATCTTCACCGTGTTTGTCGCAGCAAGAGTAGCTCCGGCAGATACCGATATTGTCACCACTCCCGTATTCTTGTCTGTCGCACACAGAAGATTTGTGTCAGGTGTACAGGTGATGCTGTCAAGCGTGAGCTTTTCCGTTCCATACCACATACTGACAGTTGTATTCCAAGTCTGTGAGGATACGACCTTTCCATCTGAAGTAAGGGCTGCATTGACCATCTCGTTATCGAAGTCCGCCATGATGGCATTCTCCCCGTCCTTACTCCAGCGATGCACCACAGCCGGATCACTGAACTCAGACCATACGCCATTTTCCTTAAAACGTGTACAACCCCATTCAACCTGATGGTCTGCGTCCGTACCAAGATAATTATCCGTCCAGCCTTCCGGAATATAACCATCTTTCTGCTGACTGTCCGGCTTTTCAGGGGTGTTATCTATGATATTGCCTCTTGTATATATATACTCATAGCCCTTACCGTCTTTTCCGTCCGATATCATAAGCTGCCATCTTCCGTCCTGATAGATGTAGGTAGCACGATCAGTCGTGTTACGGTATGAATCACCATTTTTCGGATTGGCAGGAGCCGTGGCAAATTCACCCAGGAAGGTGATGCTCTCGCCTTTTAGCTCACGCCCGTCAAGCAACATATCCCAATCCTCGTTAACCTCCCAGTCGGCTGACTTCCCGGCAAGGATATAACCGCCATCCTTCTTCCTTAAGAAATTGCCACTTTTTACACGCAATATTCTGATGGGAGGATTGGAGGTTTCCACCTTGGATATAAAGACACAATTGGCAAGAGTGACCATTGTATTGGCTTTGTACGGGGTCTTGGAGGATTCCCAATGACCGCCACCTACTACGGACAATCCCGGATCACCTTTTTGCCCTTCCGCCACTTGTTTCAGCCATGCCGGATTATCATCTGACGGTTCTGTTGTCGTTCCGTTGTCATCAACACACAACCACAAAGCCCCGTTATGTGACACCCGGTCATAGTAGGCGTACTTCCCTGCAACCCATTCACCCTTGTCCAAGGGTACACGAACCTTGTTCCCCGTTATCTCATCTATCTGGAAGATAAGCCCAGTCAATAAGACCTGTTGCAACACGGCTGAATATTTCTCGCAATCAATTCCGTTAACGGTCATGCCCTTTTTTTTGCCGAACCACGCAGGCATCTGCGCCGGCTCCGGGTCCCAAGTGTTGGCATTGTCAAAGAATGTAATACAGTTGTTTCCGTTGACTGAATCAATAAGTATATAAGTCTGACGTTCCGGGTCCGTAAAGTTACCTGTTTGTGCCAATACCATCTGCTCGGCAGGTTTCCAGTCAGAATGCCCCGGACGGGGAATGACAGTAAACTTCTTGGCAGTATAATCTGCGGCAGTCACACGGAATTTCATTTCTTCAAAACCGTTCAGTTTGCCTTCGCTATTTTTAGTCACAAAATAGGTGGTAAGGATGTCATCAACAAACTGGCTCAATCCGTCCGCATCTGTCAGATCGGGAGCGATGGTGTAGGTTCCATCGCCGTTATCCACGTATGACAATACGGTACAACCACCACCGGGGGAGTTTACCATACGTCCTTTGAAATAGGTTGTACGGTTATAGGCTATTTCAGGAACAAACAAACGCTTACGAAATACACCGCTTTCCATTTCAAGATTGCCCTTTTCGTCTATGTAACCACCTGATACACCAGTAACGAAATCACCAAACTTGGCGTATTTCTTGATGACGGTTCCGCCCAACAGGGATAATAGGAAACCGGTGCGTTCCTCCGTGTCCTTGCGCATGAACATGATCAGCGAGCGCAATGCGGAATACACGTTATGGTCTGTCGCAGGGGTGGAGTCGTGGCTTCCGATCACATACACACCGCTGCCACCACCGCCCGTATAGGTCTGTCCCTTCAGGGTAAGGCTCTCAACCTTTTCCTCCAGCTCCCCGATACGGGAATAGGCGGTGGTTTCCCCGACAGTATAAACAGGTGAGTCAAAGGAATAGTCAAGATTGAATTCAAATCCGATAACCCTTGACTGTCTTCCGTTCTCGAAATAAGCCTTGTTGATAAGGTTGACCTTTTGACCGATGCCATAGAAATTATGAACGCCATCCTCACGGTATGCGTCATTTGACATCATCGTGCAGCCATAGGTACTCGGGTCTATCTTGGATTTGGCAGCGTACTTTTCAGTCTTTTCCTTCAACTCCTGCTCGGCGGCACCCACAAGCCCAAGTTCGGTTATTTTCGTGCTGTCCCAGCCGGAAAGCACATATTCATCCCCATCCTGGGGAAAGAGCACATCACCGGGAAGCGGTCTGCCATAGTCCTCATTCCTGACTATCTCCCAAAGCTGTGCCTCAGGGTTCCATCCGCCATCCTCCAATTTCTCCGGCTTTCCCTCAGGATTGAACTTCACGGCGAACTCCAAACCGTTGAGAAGTCCGGACGCGAAACGTATCCTCAGCTCCTGACCGGGGAGGATATATTTCTCGGAAAAGTTAACACCCGTGTCCCTAAAGCGGTAGGCATTCCATTTTTCCTCGGTGGTTGTCCCGTCCTCATTCTCCACCTTGTCCGGCACTTCGATAGTGGTGACATCCGACATGATGCCCGTTCTTCGGGGATAGACTTCATCGAAGATAACCACCTGCTCGACGGCTTCCTCGGTGGTCATATCAGGATAAGCGTCAATGTAAGGAGTGCCTTCGGGCAACATTAAGCGTTTTTGCACCACGCCGTTCACAACCACGGTCTCGTCAACCGGACGGTAGTCAGATGGGATATTCTTTGTTGAACCAAAAGCGTAGATACGGGTGGCATAAGTGGACCGGGATTCTGACTGTGACATTTCCTGCACGTTTTTCCCGATTTCGAAATCCACCGCATCGCCGGACTCACAACGTCCGAAATGGATGATGTTTTCAGTCACCCAACATTCGCAATCCCATTTCTTCGCCATCTCAAAACAAGCGTCAAGGATGTTGATGTTATCGTAACTCATCAACTGGGACTTGTTTTCGACTGTGGAATCAATGGAGAAAACAAAATCCTGTCCTTTGTATGTGTAACCAAGAGCTTTCAAATTTCTAAGGACTATACCGGCTTGTACGTCAAGCGGGGCGGTCAGGTTCCAGGACGCTTCCTGTCCGGCCGTCTCCGGGGTATATTTGAAGATTTTGTTTTTCCATTTCCAGTAGTAGGCGTCAAGCTGAAGCTCATAGTCGTATGCCCCGGTTTTACGGTTGTACTTGGGTTTGTACAGATCGCATAGTTCGAACCGTCCGAAACGTGTGTCCTCCGTCCAGTCGCCCAGTTTGAAAAAGACAGGAGATTTCAGGGAGAACTTCAAAAGTATAAAGTCCTCCTTCATCAGAGTGAACTTACGTTTGCTGCCTTTTCTGACAACATCCTGATAACATGGTGTACCAGCTGAATTTCTGATCTCAATTTTCATACAATATCTTTCCTGTCGCCCGGATTGGGTTCTTTGAGTTTGACCATAAACTTACCCCGGCATTTTCCGTAACTTCCATACTTGCCGCAAGACAGATAGTACAGATTGTAAATCTTTCCCAGTGCCGGGATTTTCAGTGCAATTTTACCCTTTACCAGTTCGGATACAAAGGACGAATATTTATCCAGATAGTCACTTTGCGAGTTTCCCGTAATAAAAAAAGGCAGGGTGAGCTCCCTAGAATCCATCTTGCAGATCTCGGGCGATGAAGTAATCTGTATGCCATGTTCCAACCTGCTGTCATTTTCGATATAGTCCTTCACAGGAGGGGGTGTCAGTATAGCCTCCAAAGCTCCGTCCATCAATTCCGCACCCCATGTACTCCAGATATTCCTGCCATTAATAAAAGCATTCCTCTCCATAATCACATTCCTTTTGTGTTTTTTTCTATCTCGGCAAGAGTGTCGTCCATGCCGCTCAATATGCCGGTATATTTTTCAATTTTCTCCAAATGATCGTTGCATTCATGCAATACATCGCGCATTTCCGTGACACACACCGAATGAGCAGCAAGTTCCTTTGCCATATTCAATGCTGCCGTGGAAATAATAAGCATATTCGCATTCATTTCCGTTCCTTTGGTTTCCAAACGTACATTAGACTCATACATGGCTGTCAGCCGTCCGCTGATCTCCTCACCTGTTTCCTGGCTCATGGTGGTGGAATATCCTTTGGAAGAGGATTGGGAATAAGAGTTTCCGGATGCGTCCCATCCGAAGATATCCGCCAGACTGTCTCTCTCGGCCAGCACTGCTTCAGACAACTGTTCCTGCATCTCACGCAATGCATCAACCTCATCTTTCGTATAACCATCCTCACCATATTCTGCCCAGGTTTCATATAGTTTTCTGACCTGTTCCTTGTACTTGTCGGCCATCATGGCTCTGATAATGGATTTGCGGAGCTGTTCCTCCAGATTCTCGGCCAGTTCTTCATTCCCGTTCTCCAGATCGGATATCATCTCCCAGTAAGAATCCTCAAAGCTGTCAAAGGATATACCGGTAACCTGTTCCTTCACCGCCTCCAGTATTTCCTTTTCCGTTTCGCCATATTTGATGATATTTTCCAGATGGTTTCTGAACTCTCCGTCCATAACAGACCAGAGGCCGGCATAATTCTCCCTGATGGACTGCAAGACTTCCGGGGACATATTGATCATATCTTTCATCTCATTGAACGTCACACCGTACTCCCTGGATATCTCCCCGGCGACATCACGCCAGTTCTGTCCTTCCCATTTGTAGGAGCCTTTCCACATCCTGTAGCCCTGGCTGTGACTTCCGATACTGCTGCCGGCACTCAGACGTGCCTCGGCAAGTTTCTTTTGTACATCCAGCTCGTTTTTTGCAATATTCAGAGCTTCCTCTCCGGCTTTGGATGCTTCTGCACCGTAACTTTCATTTATATATGCCTTTTTTTTGTCAAGCAGCTCGTCCCAGATATCCAGTAGATTATCATACTGCGCCACCATCTCATTATAACCGGAATAATCAGCGCCATGGAAAATACCACCGGCCCCCTTGATTCCAAAGATGGAACCCACCGTATCGAAAATTCCTCCTACGGCATCACTCACGCTTCCCAGTATATTCCCCACGAACTTGTCAAGCCCCTGCTTACCGATCTGGTCAAGTATGGCTAGGATGGCGGCAATGATTCCACCTATCTTCGACCCGGATTCCGAGAGCACATCAACCAATGACCCGACACTGTCCCCGAATGAGGAAAGACTTACATCCGCCTCCCCGAGCTGCGCAATGGCATTGGTGACTCCGGTTATATTGTCTATAGCCTTTTTTGATGACTTGTCCACATTCGTTTTCGCATTCGTGACATTCTGGTCAGCGGTATTAAGCTTTTCTTTCGCCGCCTCCTGTTCGGCACGTGTCCCGCTTTCCAAAGACGCATTATATTCATCCTGAGCCTTATCCAGCTCCTCCTGGGCTTTCCTCAGGTTGTCCAACTGGTCAGGAAGATCTCCAAGCAGTCCGCCCTTGTCAATGATCGCGGACTGTATCCCGTCCAAAGCTTCATCAATAACCTTTTTCTGCTCTACAGTCATATTCTTATATTCATCGGATTCACGGAACAGTTTCAACTGAGTCCTGACCTTGTCAAGCTCTTTTTTAGACACCTTGCTTAAATCCCCGAATATCATCTCCCAATTGATCTCCTGCTTCAACTTGTCAACATCCAGGGCCGACAGAGCTTCCTCAAACTCCTTTTGCAGAAATGCGATCCTGCCTGCATCAGACTCACTATCCATCAATGCCCTGTATTTACGTGTCAACGCCTCCTTTTTTCCCTGGAAAGTACCGTATTTGATCAGGTATTCGTCCCATGAACTTTCCTGCTCACGCAACCCCTCTTTCCTCTGACGTCTGGTGGTGTTGCTGATGATTGTGTCAAATGTCGACGTATCCACGGACACCGAGGACGAATCAAAGGATTTTTTCACATAACGCTTGTCCTTCTTCGCTTTCAGCTCCTCCTCGGCCTCGAACTTTTCTTTCTCAAACCGGATTACAGCCTGGATATAGTCCTCTTTCTGCCGCCGCAGAAGCGATATCTCTCTGCGGTTGTCAAGTTCCCGTTGTGCCAGTTCCTTTTCAGCCCCGGCCTCCATAGCATCTATGCGGGTCTGGGCTATCCGGAATTCCAGTTCCTCCTCCTGACGCTGACGCTCCTGCAAATGTTTCTTCTGCAAGTCCTCCAGTTTCACACTCTGCGCATTAACCGCATTGGCTTTCTGAGGATCCACCTGGATATCCGTCTTGCCGGAAAGAATGGTGCGGGCCATGTCCCTGTACTCGCTGCCCGCATTCTTTTCGTCTGCAAGCCATGTTTCCAGCTGTTTCTTGTTCATCTTGATGAACTCATCCCGCATCTTGATCCTCTTCTCGTTGTCCTCCAGGGACTTCTCCAGACTCTCACCCCGCAGTTCCCGGATTCGGAGCTCAGCACCCTTGATCATGTCGCCATACTTCCTGACATCATCATCAATACGTGCCAGTGTGCCCGGAGTATTATCGAACCAGGAGGTGGAATATCCGGTATTGCTCATGGAAGAAGTCACATACACCCCTCCGGCCTGCTGCGCCTTCAGCGCGTTCTGGTATTTCTTCCTGTATTCCTCCAGATTATTCTCCTCTTCCTTGATGGCTTCCCGGTTCATATATCCCAACAGTACCTTCTGTTGCCGCACGAACTCCCTGGCTTTGCCGCTGGAAATATCCAGTGCCTGTCCGTATTCCCCCACTTTGGTTATCACTCCGGGAATATTGTCCGTGATTTTGGTGATGATGGAATTAAGTTCGGCCTGCTCGTCCGAGGATAGTCTGGTCTTGGTCTTCAGCTCATCATACCGGTCCAGCAACGGCATATACTCGGAATAAAGGCTTATAACCCGTTCCTTCTGTTCATAAAACTTTTCATTGGCGGTGGATACTGTTGTATTGACAGTTTCAGCCATTCTGTTTTTCAGGCTGATCCATAAATCTCCAAGCCAGGACAACCGTTTTCCTAGTTTCAATTTGGCATTTTCCAGCCTTGCATCAGCCTGAGCAGCCTTGTCAGATGCGGATACATACAATTCGGATTGTGTTAGCTGGCGGTCTATGATATTGGACACCCCTTTCATGAAATCACCAGTTTTGGCAACCTCCTCATTGATTTCTGCGGCGGAAAGTCCCAGATTGTCCAGTATAAGAAGCGACTTGCGCCCCAGACCGGTCACAATAGAGTCTGTCATATATTCCACACTTTGGCCGGTCTGCTGCGCCTTCAACTGGGCGAATGCCAGATATTTTCCCATATCATCAACCGGGATCCGGAAATCCTTTGCCTTGACCGTTGCTTTCATCAGCTCAAGATCCGACAAGGTTCCCTTAGTGGCAGTACGAAGGTTTGCAAGAAGATCAGGGCGGTCCAACTTCTCAAATGCATGAAGAACTCCGTCAGCCTGAATGGCCACCTCCACACTTTCCCTGACAAATTCCTTTGCCTTGGACATGCCGTCTTTGAAAAAATCAAGGGCAGCCGCTCCGGCGGACGCAAAAAATCCCACCACCATAGCTTTCATATTCCCCAGTTTCAGGAATGACCCGGAAGTTTCATTGGTTCCGCCACGCAGACGGGCCATCGCCTCTCGTGTTTCCTCCAGCTGCTTTTCCAAACGGGCATATTCTTCCGGATGAAGGGACTTGACAGTATTGTCCAGCTGTTTTTGAAGCCCGCGGGCCTCTTTGGCCAGTTCCGCATAAGTTTTCTCGGTGCTCTTCATAGAGGAGCGGAGAATCTTCACTTTCGCATTATTATCGGATATGGCTTTGGAATTGGATTTCAGCTCTGCCTCCAGACGTTTGTACTCATCGCTGCCTTTCTTGCCGGAGGCTACCAGTTCTGTCATCGAATTGCGCAAACCATCATTCGTCCGTTGCAGCTCACGGGAGGACGCGTTTAGACGGTTCAGTTCCTCACGGGCCTCACTGGTATTCAGGGAGAGGGTGAACTTTATATAATCATCTTTCAGTTTCTTGTTCATACGGTTACTTTTCAGCAAAACTAGTAACCGGCAAGGAAGGGGCAAAGGACGGGAGAAACATGAGAAGCCCCGCATATCCATGGACAACGGGGCAAAATATCAATGAGGACGGTATCCGGGACGATGCGCACTGTCATTCCCGTCCGGCCAGGGAAACAACTTCTCCAGCCGGTTGCGGATCTCCTTGCGGAGCGAATCGGACATGCCCGCTCTCAGATCAGGCAATGCGTTGTTGTACACTATCCCCCATATCTGACGGTTATAGATACGGAGATCGCGTTTCTCCCGCATGTCAAGAAAACGTATATAAAGAGGGTAGCCCGTTTCCAGCATTATCGGATCCACCCCCGTTATCTGAAACTCGGCTGCCGCAAGACGGTCACGCAGATGCCCTGTACGGCCGGGCACAATTTTATCCGGGCGGAATCTCACCTTAAGCTGTCTTCCTTCCCGGTAAATACCTCTTTCCGCAATATCCAACTGTCGTTGATAAATGGTCTTGAAGTCACGGGACAGGGTTCTTTTGAAGAACTCCTCCCTCACAGGGTTCCATCCGTCACTCATTCCGTACCAAGTTTAAACGACACACTCCAACCGCTGTAATCCGTATAGAATCCTGTTTCCGGGGTAGTGGTCATCCGGTCAAGATTACGCATAAGACAGCACCCCCTGTTCCTGTCACCACGCATCACATTCTTGATGCTCTCGACAAGGGGCTGTGTATCTTCCAGCACCCGAACCGGACCACGGCGCTGCATATCCATACGGTCCATCAGAAATATAAGACACAGGTTATCCTCCTCCACATTGTCCGGATCCGTACCTGTCTCCTGTGCGGACGGTACGACCACGAACAGAACTGGAAGCTCGTCAGAACTGATACTTTTCAGACAGTCGCTCATGTCCTGGTCCACATTCACTACTCTGACGGAATGTATGCCAGGTACACGCCGCATGACATCCTCATAATACTCACGATAGGTTTTCAAACTGATCATAGGCTCTATCTTTTGGAATGTAATTTCTCAAACTTCTTTCTGTAAAGGAAAATAAGGATATCCCAGAACGGTGTCGCCCTCACCTCTGCATAGTTCCCGAATGCCCCGTTCTCAGCGATATCCATCCCAATGCCCGTCCAGCCGGTATGGTCATCTGCTTCCGGCTTCTCATCTTTTTGGAAAAGAATCCGCAAGTCAACCGTTTCACCGTCAATCTCCAAAGGCTCCTCCCGGATGATGGCGAACACATTCATAAAAAACAGATAAGCATGAAGACAGAGCAGAATTGGCGGTTCCGCACCTTCCCTTCCCGTATAAAGAGCTTTTCCGAACTCCCGTAATATCATGTCCCTGTCGCCGCCACCCTCATCACCCATCCGTCTTACCAGTGCCATGCACTTGCAGAAGGTGTCAAACGATACCCCGTTGAGCATGTCTTCCGGTCCGTGAAAGCCGTTCCATTCCGGAAGGAGGTTGATTCCGGTACTCAGGTCCAGCCGGAAAGATTTTCCCTCACGAATAACGAACGGATCCGTCAGGGACAACAGTGCCAGCGTTTCTTTCCATGTGGATGGAGGAAGATGCCCCATATCAACTGGGAGTGCCAGAAAAAGAGACAGAATTTTCAAACGTATCCTGGGTTCCGACAATATATGCTGGTTAGCCATGGTGGCGATCTCCAGATAACGGTAATACTGGGCAGGTGTCAGTTCCTCAAGCGTTTCCGGCACACTCACTTGTCTGTTCTGATAATATATTACACGCATAAAAATCAAAAGGTTATCCCCTTGCTTTGAAGCGTGGGGCCTGAAACATAGAAATCAACCTCCTCAGGCGCGGCGTCCAAAGCCGCCACCGTATCCTGCAATTCCTGAAGATACCGGTCGGCATCGGCCTGAAGACTGTCCGCCACACTTTTCCGCGCCTCTTTCTCTGCCCGTAACTTTTCCTTTATAGTCCCGGTCTGCTGCACCTGTACGATACCTTCCGGAATAACCTCTACGGGTAGGCGTTCAACCGCTTTCTTGACGGCCAACAGCGCCAGGGGTCGCTGGCATTCCTCCAAGAGAGTGTCACATACGTTTGAATCTCTCCTGACGAGCCAGTCATACCGCTCCTTCCCGACAACAGGCAGAATGTCCGTACGCTGTATTTCACGCAGGATGGGAACCAGTATGAGAAACAGACGGTGGCTGCCGATATGATAGAACTCGTCAAACTCATCCTTGGTACGGATGAGCAATCCGTCCATCTGTCTTTTAGCCCGGCTTTTTTCCCAGAAATCAAACTGCTTCTCCTCCAAGAATCCTACCAGAGCATCCACCGATTCATACGCCAGATTAAGGATGTTCATTTCATCCTTGTATTCCTGGAGGGCAGTCAGCCCCTTTTCATTTTCTCCCAGTTTCTTCTGCCTTCCGCTACCGCCATGCTGTGCGTCCAACGTGGGGACAACCTTCACCCATGCGAAATATGCCACGGCACGCTGCGCCATGAATACAAGTTCCTCTTTCTCTGGATCCAGGTCATCAGTCCGATAAAGGTCAACTATCTCCGAAAACACGTCCGCCCCGATAATACAGGTCAGCTGGCGTGCGGCCAAAGGCAGTACCGGCTTCCATTTGGAATAGTCCAGGCTGTCGGAAATCATTCCCAGCGCCGCGACAAGCTCCTGGCGTCCTTCTCCGTTTCTGTCGAATATCATTTTCATAACTTATATATTTTCTTTCATACGGTTTCCCGGCGACACGTTCTCTTCCTGACTCACCACATTCCTGTACAGTCCGATACGTATATCTGTTCCCGGCCAGTTAGCGTTGATATACTCCTGCACCGGCTTGCAGAGTATCATGTCCGGAATAGCCGTTTCAGACGCATTGTAGACCTTGATGGAATACAGTTTCTCGCTTCCACTGCTCAGTTTGTTTTCCAAAATGAGGTTCGCCAGCACCGGATCAATTCCGAATCCGGAGGTGGCAGCAGCGTCAGCCTTGTTGCTGATTCTAATCTGTGCCTCGATGTAATCCTTCACCTTCTTATCAATAGGAGTCACCTTCCATCCCTCAAAATCGTTGGCTTCATCGCTCCAGAACCGGGTGGTGTGCATATATTTCCCCACATTCTTCATCCCGGTAATACCTCCGGCAAATTTCTCCATGCATTCATCCTTGTAATCCTCCAGCATCTTGGCCGTATAGGTTTCCCCACGCTTGCGGCATACGGATTTCAAACGTTCCTCCGCCTTGTCCCAATACCCTTGTGGAGATTCTATATGCAGACTGAGCGCGCTGGAATTCAGATTATAGTTATGCAGTAATGGTGCCAGGGTACCGGCTATCCCCAGCCAGTCAAAGGCTCCCAGAAAACGCGGGGTACTAACAAAATCCTTACAGAAGGAATAGATGTTGTAATATCTGGCCGACACCGGATATCGGAAAGGATCTGCCGGATCAAACATGGGATACCTCTCCATATATTCAGGATCCGGGAAAGGGAAATCTCCCACGACAATGCCTTCCGGATCATTTTTCCCAGGGGGAGGGTACAACAGTCTGGCACGCTGGTAAGGGATATGCTCCAACCTTAGTAGCTTCCCCCGCCCGCCAATACGGGGCGCACGGTTGCGGACAAACTTGATAAAGAAGCCCTGCATGTGGGTGAGATCAACCAAACAACGGTGCATACAAATCCGATAATCCCAGGAAGACATGTCCGACTCAATATCAGGTGCAAGCACCCATTTTTTGTAGAAACGGTTGTCCGTATCATCAATTGCATCCTCATAGAACCGGGGACCGTCCCCCCATTGCAGACCGGCAATCTTGCCAAGAATACCCTCGCCGGCATAGAACCGGTCAAGCAGGCGCATGACCTCTCCGGGCATGTCATTGTTATCCCCCATCGGAACGATATCATATCCGGCCACACTCATCTTCCTCGTGAAACAGGTGTTACGGTTATGGTTCAGCATGATACTGGAAGGTTCCCATCCCTTGCCACGTCCCGATATGTCAAAGGAATAAAGCGATCCATTGCCGGGGTCCACAAAGCCGAAATTTCCGCTACGTCTTACCTCCATATTACAAAGCTGTTTTCTGTCCGTTAAATTCCACTACCAGAATCTGCCAGCAGTTCAATGCGTTGCCTGTTTCCGTATCGACAAGAAACAGTTTATGACTGGCATTCTCTATTTTTTCATCAGAAGCCTTGGAACGAAGCCTGGCCGCTTTCAAAAACACCAGATCACCGCCAGACTGTTTCTGACGGTTGTATTTCCGGAATTTGATACTGAATGTCCCTTCAGCTTTGCTCACCGCTTTCATCTCCTCGACTGCGGTATATAAATTAATTTGTCCCATATTCGCTATTTTTCAAGCAAATATGGGACAAATGCAATATGGGATAAAGGACAGGACTACTTGCTTTGTGGATGCAATTTCTCTATCAGTCCTGCATAGAACCGAAAGAATTGCACCAAATCCAGATTTCTTTTCAAATTGTCCGGTTCCATCAACTCAAAGTCATCCAACAGAATATCCGTCAATTTCTCCGTATGCTCCCGAAAGGAACCGGGCTCATGATCCTGTATATTAGCCAGTGCATCTATCACTTGATCTGTTATGACAGCATTCGGGTTAAATCCTTCTTCTTTCATTTCAGGCCTCCTTCCAATATTTTAGGGTTTGTAGATTCACAGAAACGGAACTCGCCGCGTACTGGATAAATATGAACTATGAAGACAGTATTATACGGATTCTTATCGGGATAGACCTCAATATGTATATCATTGTTTCTGGAAACATCCACACGAAGCGGTTTGGTTCTTGGAAACTCTTCATCCAACATGGACGCTTTGGCACGAACAGCCTCAATAAAGGCATCACGTGACAGTTCATCAGGAATCAATACATGAGTGAAAGTGGAAATCCACTGGTTCATAGCCCTGCCTTTATTGTTGACAGACAGGTAAGTTTTGGGTTCATCAATAAAAAATTTCATCTCAGACCTCCTTTCCAAGCAAGATGTAACGACAGAACAAACCAAGCCAGGCAAAGCAATGCAGGAACAGCCGACACAAAACCGGCACATACCAATGCAGAAAAAGCTAAGGAAGCATGAGCCATAAGGCACACCTGACGGTTAGACACTGATTCTTCAAGTACGGAAGAAAATAATTGATTTTCACGGTTCAGCCACATAGTTAGGACTGACGATTTGCTCACGACATTTATGTCGGTAGCAGGAATTGAAACTGTTTGTTTCATACGGTTTGATGTTTGACATTTTAGGCAGAAAAAGAACGGCTGCCATCTCCCGTGTCGTCAAACATCAAACCGTGTCACTCCGTAGAGCAATTAAGTTTTGGGAAAGGCAGCCGTAGACTTTGCACAACAAGTTGCGACTTCTACAATATCCTTTATATGTATTATCATTTTCGTGACTTTACGAAAATGGTTCTGTATAGGCATAAAAAAAGCCCATTAAAATATGAGCATTAACCGCGCTCTACGTACTTGACGAACAAGTTTGATGTTTGACTCTGCAAATATAATGATAATATTCAATAGCCCAACATTTACTAATGGATTTTTTTACTAGTTTTGTAACAACTTAAAAAGTAACCATCCATGGAACGATTAAATGACGAACAACTAAATGTACTGGATAAAGAAATTCTGGAGTTCTATTGTCAAGAAGCAGCAAAACGTTTGGAAGACTATATACGGGTGGAATCGACCATAACAGAGCGCTGTTATATCCTGTTCGGCATCTATTATGCCATTATTGCTGCCTCTATGGGATACGTACTCTCAAACTTAGACAAACAAAATGATCTTCCTGTCACGTATGGATGCCTTGCCTTATTCACATTCTCTTTCATATCCTTGATATATGTCACAAAAGCCATGAAGCCACACGATTTCTATGCTAAAGGAAGAGATCCGGAAGAATTCAGAATACCGGAATATGTAAAATATTTCCAAAAATGTCCGAAAGCGGATAAGAAAAAGAATGTATTGGCAGATGAGCTGGTCATGCTTCAAGAGAGCATCAGCAAACAACGTGCATTAAATGAGAAAAGAGCCGGGCAGATAAGCGCATCACTTTCTTTCCTTGCTACCGGCTCCTGTATAACTGCGATCCTTTTCATTATCACTTATATTATTTTGTGGTAAGAGGAATCTGGTCTGCTCCAGTGGATGTCTTTACTACCGGAATAGGAGGAGGAACTGGCTTATTTGGTTTACTTTTGCCCATAATATAAAATGGCGAATCCTCATCCAATGCGCGCCGACCGGTGATAAATCCGGAACCCGATTCTACAGGTTACACATCGAATGAGGAGTCATTTTTACAAAAATGTTTTTTATCAAGATTCGGCATCGCAAATATAGGGATAATATTCAACATCCCGAATTTCCTAGCGGATTTTTATTACCTTTGCTGATGCATCAAAAATATGAACCATGACAAAAGAACAGGAAGATATCAAGCGGTTACAAAAAGAAGTAAGCCTTATTTGTATGCACCTTTATCAGATCAAAAAGTTGATAATAAACAGTCTAATATTCCTTTTGCTTGGCCTGATAACAGGACTTCTGTTATAAATGCACATCCTGTTCACAGATTTCAATATCAGGCAGCCAAATCCGAAACATCTTTTTTACCTTGTTTACACAGCATTATATCAGTATAACAGCTACTGTAATTCACACAGGCATTGAATTCCACTTTCACACAATCCTTAAAAGGATTACCGATTGAGGGATTATCCCCAATCCAACTGCATAATTCAAGAATGGAAGATTTATTGGATGTAAAATACACAAACGAATGCTCCTTCAGAACATGCAGGACATTCAGATAATCAGCCAGATGCCAGTACATTTTATATGTTCCGACTTCTGTACTTAAATAAGGGGGATCAACCAGGAAAACCACCCCCGGAACATCCTTGTAACGTTTGAACACTTCCTTATAATCCTCACTGACAATTGTTAGCCCTTCCAGATAATCCTTCGCATCGGAATAGTCAGTCCGGTGGATAGTGTTATAAAACGTTTCTTTCCTCATATTATCCAGATTCAGCACATATTTCATGGAAAACAACAGGGATGACGACAATGTGATATAATCAACGTAGCCATGTTCCTTTTCCTCCTTTTCAATACGAGCCAATATTCTTTCACGGGCTTCACCGGTTATACGTTTCTTTCTGGGGAGTTCCGCTGTTATCCTTCGCAAATCTGCCAGCAACTGATTGGTATTCGGTATATTGTCAAGCCGTTGCCGGTAGTTGTCGAAATCATTATATACCACAACAGCATCAGGTCTTACCCGTTTGGTGATGTGGGACAGCAGCCCCGATCCGCCAAAAAGATCCACAAAAACGGTACTGTCTGGGAATCGGTCCAATACTTTGATGAATTCTTTGGCAAACATACGTTTCTGCCCCACAAACGGAAGCGGGGCAGACAGATACATATTTCTCATGTTACTTTCCATTTAAAAAAACGCCGCAAAGATCTTCTGAATTTATGAGAAACAGGCAGGATCAGGAGCGTTACCCACTGCACGACATATGCAGCAGATCAGACATTCAGTTCGAAACGGACAGTCTCGTCACCGGCAAGCAGTGCACGGGTACCTGGGATATTGTTCTCGTAAATATGTACATTTCCCAGGTAGAGGGTGATCGACTTCAGGGGAAGTTCTATCTGCCGTGCCATCAGGTACAGATGATAAATGTCAGCAGGCAATCCGAGATTTGCATCACTGCTGCGCTGGTATGCGGACAACACCAGTTCTCCATTGTCAATCTGAAACTGCACCAAGCTCAGGCAGGGCGTCTGGTTGCTTTCCACACCGGTCTCACCCAGGAAAAGCACATAATTCTTACTGTTACGTTTCTCCCTGTTGATTTTGTCTATGAGTGGCGGCAGCTTCTCAAAATAGGTGGGATAAGAGTTCACAAGAATGGATCCGCAATAATCCCACCAATTGATGCCGGCCTCTCGGTACTTCTCCACGTTACGTTCCCCCTGCATGAACAGCTGGAGCTCGCTACGGAGCTTCTTACGGGCAATATTATGCCCCTCAAAGATATCCAACAGATCCGCTGGTGTAAGTACCAGAACCTCATTCAGAAGGTACTGTATGTTCCCCTTCCTGTTTGATTGCGTTTTTCCTGTGGCAAGTATCTTGTCCAGTACCTGATAATACTTGTTCATAGCCATTCCTCCTTATAAAAATGAAACATCCTAAAGATAGGAGAAACAGCACAGTTCGCCTGATAAAACGGTCCGCTCATACTGCAAACGTCTTACAGTCACTCCGAAACCGCTTAACCAGGGCATAAATCGTTCTCTCGCTGACCGAATATTTTTCAGAAAGCACGGCAACGACATAAGATACTTTCTCTCCTTGGCTTGTCCGGTACATGTATTCCGAATATAACTCCACATACTGGACATCCTCCAGACGGACACCCGCCTCCTGCAACTTTTTCAGCAGCTCACGATTAAAGTTTATTATCTCTATCACTTTCATACAATAATATTTGATTATCTTTGCGCCATCTCACTCACATAACATACAAAATGCGTCACACCGCACAGCCGGGGGCAAATACCCTCTGCTGCGGTGTGACGCATCTTTGTGTAAGTATGTGGGTGAGATAACTACTTACAGGCCGGGGGTTCTTTTTCGCCTTCCCCCGCAAGGCATTTCACAAGATCCAGTGAAAAACCATCCAAAAAATGACTGATTTTCCCCTTATTTTCGTATTTATCATTCAAAATGTGCGTATTTCAGCCTTGAATTTTGCTGTAAGAGCACATAAATATCTAGTTTTCAATAAATAACACCATAGAACCAAAATCTTTAAAACCATGTCTTTTGTTTCCGTGCGGGCCGCTCAGAAGTTCCGGGGCAATTGCCCCGGGCAATTTTCGTGAAATATGACAGAGAAAAACGGCGGGATGCCTGGTACGGACAGAAATCACTCCTCAAAACCGGGAATATAGGGATTTGCATTATTGCCACGGGCAATACGGACAATGCGACGCCAGTTTCTGCGCATCATCAGGTATTTGAAAGCGTCACTGAAATTGGTAGAAAACATGGGAAGTTTCTTCGGGGCAAGCTTTTCACTCTTCTTGATCTTGAACACCACCTTGGTTTCACCCTTATAGCGGATGCCGGCTGGGGCTTTCTCAACGCTGCTGACCATTTCACGGCAATTCACCGCATCAACCAGCAATCGGGGCAATTGCCCATTCTCTCCCTTCATCAACTCCTGCATGAATCCGTATTCCTCCGACTGGGGGATGATGCTCTGTCTGCGGCTCATCAGAATGACGGTCCATCCGGTCCGCCGACCATCGGCATCCTTCTCTATGGCATCCTTTATCTTCCTGGCATAATCCTCCCCCTGTCTTTCAAAATTATTGCCGGCTCGGTCATAATACAACGATAGTTCCTTACATTCATGTGAGGCAAAGAAATCCAAGAACTGGTCAGCCAACTCACGGAACCACCCGGGAGGTATCTCGAAAAAGTTTTTGTGGCATCGGTAATACGCTCCGTCTTCCTGTCCAATCACGAATGAAAGCATGTTGCCGAAGTCCATGCCGCCATCCAAAGGCTCGTCATGCCGCAGATAGCGCAACTCCCGACTATTTTCCGCCGGCTCTCCTCCGGGACTCCCGTCATAATACTTATGCCTTTGCCCGAATAGTACATAGAAACGGACATCACGCCGAAGCCCAGGCCGCATACCCAGCACCGATTTGCAGAACTCATGCAGTTCAAGGGTACCTTGATACAAGTTTCGTATATATTCCGGGGTCAGGATATCAACATTGACCAGGGAGGATGCGTTAAGGAAAAATGTCTGTCCGCGGCGCAATTTGCGCAAGGCCCGGTCATAATAATCTATTTTCCTTTCCAGACGCGCCAGTACGGAGTGACTGGGATTGTCTTTCTTCTGCTCGCGCAGTTGCTTCAACAACAGCCCGTTCCGTTCAAAAGCCGCTTGTACAATCAGAATTATACGGTCTGGATCCATATTGGGTGCATAACGGAAATACCAGTCATATTCCCCCTCGTTGACATCAGGCATATCAGTGGTGATCGTCAGACCAAGAAACAGATGCGATGCCCCGTAAGTGAGAGAATCACCACGCAGAACCGGCATGGCACGGTTCACCTTCTCGTCCTTGTCATATTTTGACTCGTCATAAAACAGATGGACCACCGATTTGCCGGCAAGCAGTGAAGGGTTATCCAGCGAACCCATAAAAACAACACTGCCATTCCAGAAGGAATAGCAGTTCCGGTAATCATTGACAATAATGGAGCATTTCGCCTTCCAGGAGGCCGGTGGTTCCTTCCCGCGGATATAATGTATCCCCTCGTACAGCCCCATCATCTCCCATCCCTTCTGTACGGCAGGCATGATGTTGTCCTTCAGATTGGCATAAGTGTTGGCGACAAAAGCGAGAGGTGCGCCGGGCATTTCCCAGATACACCTGTATGAACGTCTGGACTGTATGACCGTACTCTTGGACATACCACGCCCGGCTATGACAACCAGAATGGTCGTATCCACGAAATCGGTCAGCATCTGGATATTATGGCTGAATTTTACATCCACATCCTCATCACTCGCCATCTTCCTCGCTAAATTCCTCGATATCATAAATCATACGTTTTTTCAAATCAAACTTTCTTATCCGTGCGTCCTCTTTTAGATTGTCACGCACAGCAACAGGTATCTCCGGTATCGAGTCGATGAAACCCTCCAGTTCCTTTCTATCAATGGCGGGAACACCCAGATCCTCACGGCTGGCCGTATAGATATCAACCTTTTTCTGGTTTAGAAGCTCTTCCGGTATCTCCGCCTGTTCCTTCCTGAAGCATCCGCGGTATTCACCGGCAAGTTTCAACAAAGCCCTTGCCTCTTTGATCTTGCCGGCCAGAAAAGCGGCGTTCGCCCACTTCTCGGCACGCTCGGCATACAGGGCAGCAAACGCCTCCGGACGGATGTTGTCCTGGGTATAGAAAAAATTGATGCTGTCATTATACACCTGTCGGGCCATCCAGTCGGACAGGCTGTACGGTTCCGATTTCAACAGCCTGATTATTCCCGCCTTTGTCACCATCCTGCCGTTAGTAAAACGCATCCTGGCACGCAGACCACGTACCATCTCCATTAGAGAGAAATACTCCCTCTCTTCCGGACGCAACGAATCCAACGTCCCGGTGGAAAGAATGCACTGGATCTGGTTCAGATCAACCTTTTCAAAGTCCACTCTTGAAGGTCTGACCGGCAATTCACTCATATTCATCCATATCTTTTAACAAATTCTCAAAAAGACGGCGTTCCTGGATCTCTGCCAGCAACTTGACGGCATCGATATTCCCGTCCTCGGCTGCTTCGTGCAGCTTTATCTCGGGAGCGGCCCGTGAGACAAGCACGCCTTCACGGATCAGCCCTCGAATGGTGGTTCCAGGAATACCGGCATCATAAACAAAAAGAAAACATTCAGAAGCGTCAAGGCCAAGATAGGTGGCAATATCCTCGGGACTATAGCCCAGAGCCGCCATACGCCGGACTTCATTTTTCTGCTCTCCAGTCAGAGCCAGGCTGTCAGGGGGAATATCATTCATAAGATAATCTGTTCAAACATTCTTCCAGGTCCGCCAGTTCGCATTTTTTTGCAGACAGTAAATGGGCAAACTCGCCACGGTCACAAGGGTGGGAGAAACGCTCCATTTTCAGGAGCAGCCCATTGATCCCGTCCTCCAGCGTCCCTTTCCGAAATATCAGTTTTTTTTTCTGTTTTCCAGTTCCTTCTCGGCGGCCGATTTCATAGACTCCCATTTATCCACTGCCGCCAATGCCTTCGCACGTTCCTCCTCACCTTCAACGGTTTCAAGCTTCTTCTTCCATTTGGACACATTGCTGGCCGCATTCTTACGGATATTCATCACCTCAAGGTCACTTTTGTTGGAAAGCTCGTCAGAAGCTAGAGAGGCGGCAACACGGGGATGTTTCCCGAGTAGCACATGGTTATCACGGTAATATTCCAACTCCTCCCAGATACTCCGGTCCTCCAGGTAATTCTCCACAGTTGTTTTGGCTATGCCAAACGCCTGTTCCAGTTCAGCGTCATCCGGCAGCTCACCCAGTTCCCTGAAAGTTTTCAAATAAAGATCATAGGCCGTGAACATATCGGCAACCAGTATTTTCAGTACATCCGGACAGTCCGGAGAATTGAGGAAGGGGAAACGGTCACGGAAACGGATCACATTTTCCACAACCGGGGTGACAGGAACATTCACTGCGGTTTCCTCAGCCTTGATCTCTCCCACCACTATAGAAGCTGACGAAATGTGGGGAGAGCCCGCCGCCTTCCGTTGCATTGTCCTGAAAGCCGTTTCCGAAATTCCGGCAAGCTTGCGCAGTTCCTCCATCAAGGTGGCACGAAGCAGGTCCGTTTCGGTATTCCGCCGGAAAGTGGCTTTCAGCATCAGATTAAGACCGTACTCCTCGTACAAGGCAATCCCCTCACGATACGGACGGGGACCGCTCAGATAAGCAATAATTTTTTCTTTCATACGATAACATTTACAATGTACCATACAAAGAAAAAGCCCGGCAATTGCCGGGCAAAAGACAGGCATGAATAAAAAATCCATGCAACGGTTCAAAACGATATAATCTCGGATATGTCCTAAAGCTGTAATTTTATGGTTCTCTCCTCCATTTCGGTAATCTCATCATCAATTCCATTCAGGCACTCATCCATGAAATCAGCAATCATCTTCTTGTCCTCCTCACTTGTATAAATACCAGCTATATGTTTCACCCGGGAATAAAACTCCCCGGATTCTGTTCCCATTAATGGACGTAGATCCTCCAATTCCTCTCTCAGTGTTATAATCTCTTTATTTTTTTTAAGTTCCCCATAGACGTGGTGAACACTGTTACTACCATATTGCCGCATCCAATCAGAACTGCGCCACCTCATAATACTTGAAGAAATAATACAATGCCACCTTATGCCATTTGGTCAGATCCTTGTCCCCGGAAAGTATGGACGATACCGTACATTTATCAATCCCGGTATAATTGCTCAGGTGCTTGGCCTTCAACCCTAATTTTTCCATACGTTTTCTGACCCATTCAATGGTAATGCCGTCAATATCCTTACGGTCAAAATTAACAGCGGAAACTGTCAGTTTCCAGTCTTCCGGAATCTCACCTTTAAACATTTCCCGGACACGCTCGTGAAGCTCCTTTTTGGAAAGGAACTGTCCATTCACCAGATCCTTCTGCTCCGCACGGACAATCAGACGGCCTTCGGAGAAGGAAACAATTTCAATTACAATATGCGCCATACGTGCATACTGTCTGGCAAACTCATCAAGTCTCTTTTTAACCTCTGGAGAAAGAGGAAGTAAATCCAAATTTTTCATACTGCATCAATTTACGATTGATTATCGGAATATTTGTTTTTAATCTGTAAAAGGAAGGGCCTAAGCCCTTCCCATCACAATTTGACAAGTCTTAAATGCGTCAGGTCGAAAATCGCGATCTGCCTGTTTTCACGTCCGAAGCGCTTGGCTGCTTCCAGATCTGTGAAAATCCGGATGCTGTCGAAATAAAACTGTCCGTTTTCTTCATTCAGCCATCCGCCGACTTTCCTTTCGTGCTCTAAAGCATGGTTAAGAACTCTTCTCAGACCATCTTCCCCGAAACTGTTCTGAGTTTCAAGATAAGCGACTGAGATGCCTTTTGTGACCTTTTTTAAGGTTGTAAGGTCAACCGTGAACCCTTCCGGGTTCTGTCTTGCTATCTCCTGGATAGCCTTGAACAATTGTTCCATAATTAAAAGAACTTATGCGGACGTCACCCGCGTTTGTTATGACACTGCAAATATACGAAAAAAGTTTGCTAGTAACAAACTTTTTTCGTATATTTGAATAAAATAAAGCGGAACCGAAGCCCCGCTTTCCTGAAATAATGAAACCACTAAAATAAGAATATGACTTATGCCTGATAACGGCTCTGCTCAATCCATGTACATGTACCGGAACCGGATTCAAAAGCCTGAAGGGTTATCTGGCTGCCCGGACTGGCGGTGAAGGTTTCCCCGCCACGCAGCAGGAACTGGCCGCCATGGGCAATTGTCGGAGCCACACCTGACGCTACTCCCAACAAGGTCATCACTGCGCCGTGCCGTCCGCCGGTCACTTTGTTTATTTCCGCCTCACCACCCTGAAGCTGATACTGCCCTTCCGCCGTAAACGGGATGGTGGTGGCAGATGCAGTCACACTGGCCACCGGTTCTTCCGAAGGAACAGTACCTTTATAAATGGCGATGTCGTCCCCCTTACTGATTTGGGTAAAAGTGAATTCAGAGGAGTTTGCATCCTTGTTACCGGTATAGTTGACTCCCATCTGCATGGGATTGCAGGGGGAACCGAACAGATCCTTGTCCTGACCGTCACAGTAACTCATTATTACGATACATTTCCGGCCGAGCCAGTTGGTCTTGAACTCACGGACCGCCTGCTTGTTTCCCGGATGGTTCCCCTTGACCGTAGGGGTGAAACCAAGTGCGTCAGGATCTCCGTCTGTATTGCTTGTAACCTCCACAGTACCGGGAGTGAAATAGATGTCAGTAGAATAACATCCAGGCTTCAATTGTATGTTCTCGGTCATCAACACACCGGCCGAATCACGTACTGGGAACACCAGAATATCATCCACATCAATGATACTCATCATGTCGCGCGGGTTGATCCCTTTACCCGGATTACCTTCCGGGCGCTTCACTGCTCTTTTAACGTATGCCATAATTATAACAATTTAAAATGAATAACAGGGGCGGATTACTCCGCCCGTAAATTTAACCACGTGCCACCTCATAGAATTTGCCACCTGCATAAGTCAGCATGATAAATTTGCCGGCACTGAGCGTCATGGCATCAGTCAGGACAAAATTACCACTATTAGCGATAGTGGACGCATTCGTATTCCCGGCCCCGTGAATGGTATACACTTCACCTTCCACCGCATCTGTGAAATTCGTGATGGCCGTCGCTTGGGTATTGGTTCCCGTTACGAACACCGTCGCACCTGCCAAGGATGGAGTGGTTGCATCGTTGGCGAACTGTAATGCACCGGAAGCTGCCGTATCACGTCCAATTTCGATGAATTTCCCGTCAGAACGTTTCATCAGACGTATGGTGTCCCCTTTCTTCGGTATCCAGTCGGCACTGATCAAGCTGAACTTATCGGATTTGGTGATCTTTACCCCCTTGTCCTCGCTGCCACACTTGATGGTGACAATCTTACCCACTTCAGCGTTCTCAATATCCGTAATGGTGAACAGGCTGGTGTTGGCCACGGTCTGCACACTGGTATGCAGGGCTACGTTCGGATTCTTGTCCTTCTCCCCGTCAATGAAGGAAGATGCCGGTCGGTCATACTCGTTACAGAAGATCATCTGGCGGCTGCCGTCCATATCCTCTTTTTTCGTATATTTGAAACCTACCGCACGCGCCCAAATGGATTCCTTCCACAAGGACCATACCTTAAGCGTCCAGTCCTGTTGTTCCAAGCTGAAATTTGTCATTTCACCGGCCACATGTTCGAAGCATTTGATATTGCCCTCCATCGTCCAGAAAATACGCTGGTGATTGTCTGCGTTCGGAATCGGAATCAGCTTCACAGCTGGATATTCCTTAACGTACATCATATTGGCCTTGTAATCTTGGTTCACACCATAGTGCAGCTCGTTGTACTTGTGATACCATACTACCATATAGCTGGGAAGATACAGGGCCAGCTGCCCGCTGTCACGGTACACGGCAGGAATCATTCCCGTACCCTGGAACAGTTTCTCACCGATATTGGCTTCCGTGATCTCACCCAACACAAACGGCTTGATCTGGTAAACGGTCTTCCCGTTATTAATGTCAATGAAACCGTCAACCTTCTTTCTCAGCCATTCATACAGCCCGTCGGCCGCTTCCATGGCGCGTCCCGGCTTGTTAAGGTCAGGATCCTTGCGCACGCCATTGATACGGCGCAGCTCACGCTCGTTATGCAGCTTCTTGGCTGTTTCCGCCAGAATGTATTCAATGAATGACCATTTGATCGCCTGTGATCCTTCCTTGTTGAGAGAGCCGATCCAGGTTTTTTCCAGCTGCTTCAGGTCACGGAACTTATGGGCGAACATGACACTGAACATACGCAATGTCTCGTTGTCGAACTCATATTCACCTTTGGTGACATTGTCGAAATCACTGGAGGTGTTGTCAGCCTGCGAGAACTCACCCAGCCAAATGTTGACCAGAGTGGCCAGATCCTGATATCCGCTCTCCACCGGGAAGATGCTCTCGATACTGGGGAGCTTGGTCAGGAATGACTGCAAACGGTCCTGCCAGCGGATGCGGTAGAACGCACCAAGGTCCTCCTTCAGACGGCCGTAATCCACGGAACTTTCCGCACGGACCTGAATATTGATTCCCTGACTTGCGAGCAGAGCGGCACGGGCACGCATGTTATACGGACGATCCAGCGCGAACATCTCACCCTGCATACCTCCAAGCTGCTTGTCATCATCTAGGTTGAAGGCACCGGCACCCGTATTTTGTTTCAGACCGGCACCCGCACCATGGTCCGGCTCCGGCAATGCGCTCAGTACCGAAATCTTCTGCTTCAGCTCCGCTATTTCGGTATCTTTCCGGGTGATGGCTTGCGTCTTTTCCCCGTCTGTCTTTCTTATTGCATCCAACTGCTCCTGCAAGGAAGCCATTTCGGATACTTTCTGCGCTAGCAGACCACGAATCAGCGCCTCTCCCGAGTTCTCAACAGGACCGGCCTGCTGTTCCTCATCCTTAAAACCATTTTTCAACGCTTCCCCGAAAGGAATTATGAACTTCTCATCGAAGCCAAGTTCTTTCAGCTTGACTACATCATCGGCATCTAGGATATCCTTGTCCTCAGCCTTCTTCCACTCTTTCAGCCCCAGCAATCCAAGGATTGCGCCGGCAAAGGTGGACATTTTAGAATACTTTCCCATAAAAATAAAAAATTAAAAGATTTGATTTGTCTTGTTGATGACGGACTGCGCCAGAATCCAGCGCGCAGCTCCCTCCAAAGTGTTATAACCGTCCGCCAGTCCTTCCCTGACCGCTTCATCACCCATAAAGGTCGCCCCGCGGAACACGGGGGAGTCCTTGTCATAAGCGATGGAAAGGTTCTCCGAAACGGTCCGGCAGAACATCATGTGCAGTTTTGACAGCTTTTCCTTATAAGGTTCCTCGTTATTGTTTTCCGCAATCTCCCGGTGTTCCCTGTTTTTCAAGTCGGCCGAATCCGGGTAAATCTCCCGATAATCGATTCCTTCTTTTTTCAAGGCCTCCTTGGCATTATAATAGGTACCCACAACACCGATACTACCCACTTCGCACATCAACGAGCCAAGAAAGCGCTTGTCTGCGGCTGATGCCAGCCAAAAATGTGCGGAAGCACAAGCTCCGGCAATGTAAGCGACTACGGGTTTGGGACATTCGGATATCATTTTTGACGCATTGTCCAGACCGGTAATCATTCCCCCCGGTCCATTTATCCACAAAATGATGCCTGCAATACGGTCATTAGCTGCCGCCTGTGCAATATATTCCTGAAGGCGGAACGTCTCCCAGGCATAGAGCGTCCCTTCCAGCACAATAACGGCAACCGAATCGGAAGGAAGACCGCTGTCTTCCAAATTCCACCGCCCCACAAAATTCAGATCCGATGCGTATGCGGTCACGGTATCTTTTTCAAAAAATGCCTCTACCTCCTTAAAATTGCCGGAATGTATTGAAGGAAGGATCAGTGAGACCAGATTGTAATAATCCTCTCTAGCCATGGCCCATTTTTCATTGAATATTAACTGAATACGATTCATCCGTTCTTTTTTCCTGCAAAATAAAGAACAGATCCATCCATGAACAAGGACACGGAGAAGCGGTCATCACACCCGGTCATGAAAAGACCGTTTTCCCACATAAAAACACCTCCAAAAAGGACATGGAAAGGACAAAAAGACACGCTACGTCACATAAAATTATCTGTGTTTATATTCCCGAACGGAGGTTTTACGGCGCATCTTCCGCCGCCAGCGCTGGTAATCTTTCAGAAGTGCTTCCACGCTCAGACTCTCAATGCAATACTTCCGGAGAAAGTACCAGGCCGAATTGATGTAGTCTATACCATAGACATGTTTGTTTTCATCAAACAGGTCATGAAGCTCCGCACGCATCATTGTGTTTATCTTCCTGGAAAGTATTTTGGCTCCCCTCTCGCCTATATAATTATAGGTAGCCAAAGGTTTGCCACCCGGAAGGTGTGCCTCTCGGCGCTCCGGCAATACAAGCTCCAGATTTCCGCTATCCACAGGGCATCCGGCAGGACGTTTCTGCAAAAGATCATAGACGAAATGGTACAAATCAAGATCTGAAGGCAGGCGGACTACCTTGCTGTCCGGGGTTCCATACTTGCCTATTAGATATTCGGCTAAATAATTTTCTATCGTTATCTTCGTGGTAATCATATACTTATGTATTTATACAAAAGTAATGATTTAAATTGAGATAGTCAAAGAACAACCGGCAAAAGATGGACCGGCTTCCAAAAGAATCATGAAGGCCGTTGCAACACCCCTTGAAAAACAAAGGGGGGATTTTCGTGCAACCGTACGATCTGATGATTAATATTATTGTAATATATTGAATATTAATATATTGTACACTGCACAATTCGCGCACGATTTTCGTACGAAATGTAAAACCACGCACAAAAAGCCATAAAATACGTTTTTGGACAAATCGAACGGAATCGTGCAAAAATCGTGCAGATATAAATATTTATATATCAATATATTATAATCAAAAAAAACGCAGTTGCACGATTGCACGAAAATTTCTTCATTTTTTATAAGGGTATATTTCTTAAAGGTTAAAAAATAAAAAAAAGAATATATAGGCCGCCCGTTTTCGAACAGATCGCACGATTGTCCAAAATGTTTTTTCTGGGGAAAAAGGGGTATGAGGGGAAACAAAAAAGTCCGGAAAACCGGACTTTTAAACTATATGTCTTCAGGATAAAATGCCTGCGTTATGAATTCGTATTCCCGGGGGAGCGACCGCACGCCCACAATAACACACAAGCCTCTGGCAGCCATTTCATAGAGCCTCTGGTTGGTCACAGGGGAGTTCCTGAAGTTATACTGGGCGCACATCACGAAATAAGCCGTGGACAGGTCACAGGAATAAAGATCCTCCTGTATCAGCTTGGCCGCATCACTAGGTATCAGGGCAAAGCCCAGCCTGACCGCAAGCCTTGAAATCATCTGTCTGCGTGTCCGGACATCAGGACATACCGCCACAAAAATTTTATTCTCTTTTTTCAGCATATTGCTTCCTTTTTATTTGCATATCTCACTAAAAATCACTAACTTTACAATGATATAAATTGGGATATATCATACATTTCTATCCGAGTAGAAATGCCTGTAAGGGACCGCAGGCCGCCAGGCCGGACAACGCCGGATCTCACTCCTGTCATCAGAAAACTCCAGCAATGCGTCATTAATGCTCTTGTGGAACAGCTCCTCTATGATACACATTTCGGCCACATCCATGAACAGTTCCAAAGAACGGGCTGTGCAGTGCTCGGATACAATGATGGATCCTCCCTCGGGAATCCGGAGCAATAACTCCGTCACCCGGTCATAAAACCTTTTGAAACGGCCTGGATCACGCCCGGCCAGAGGCATTACCTTTTCCAATATTTCCTGATAACTTCGTGCCATGTCAGTAGTCCAGTCTCAAATTTCCCGGAAGATCAGGATCCAAGGGATCTTCTCCCGGTTGTATGATCTCCTTGCCGGTACCAACCGTGAAATACTCCACTCCGCCGGACTTGTCATCTACGACAGGACGTCCGTCCTTATCGACCTGATAGGGGAGTCCGGTCTTGCTGTCATATTTCTGGGGGTTAAACACAAAACCTTTCCATTTGCAATACATGACGAATTTTTTCTTGAATGAGGCAGGGGTATTATATTTCCGCTGGGCCGGATCATACAAGCACAAGGCGTCGAACAGCTCCTTCTTCACCAGGCGGCAACCGATATGCTCCGGTGCAGAGAAATACTCGTCAGCCCAGGAAATGAAGGTTTCCCCGATCTCCTGCCGCAGTTTGCGCTCCTCAAGCCGTTCTCCAGGAGCTTGGACCACACCGAACGTCAGATACAGTTGGATACAGTTGGCCAGCAGGTTCCAGCACAGGTTCCACTGGTCAAAATCCCACTCGGTAAAGAACAACGCTCCGAAATCGTCAACCGGTTTGTGGCTTTCATTATAAAAATCGGAAAAGGCCAACAGCCACTGGCGATCCGTGAAAGAGGAGCCGGTTCCGCGGATGGCATGGTTCGTGGCAATATAGATTTTGGGAGACTGTGAGAACGACAGCGTGATACGCCGCCCTCCCTTATAGTTCACGCTCCAGTCCCCGGTAATGTTCGGAAACAGAAACTCGAAGTTGAAGTTCTGAAGCACATCATCAATAAACACCAGCTTGGTTTTCTCCATCACGTCATTCCATACAAACTGGTCTTTGAAGATGTCGGAGTTCTTTCCGGGAATATAGGCTATAGGCATGACGTTCCTCATGAGTTCCCCTATAAGGGACTTTCCGGAACGCCCGTTTGACTCGCCGACCTCCGACTGCTTTCCATCCATACCGATCACCGCACGCGCCACATTGGAATCCTTCGCTTCCATCAGCATGTACCCGATGGCGCACAGTTTGGAAAGCAGATGGATATGGTTCTCGTTCTCCTCCTCGGGAGTCACCTCGCCGCTTTTCTTCCTCCATGTGAAATTGCTGGCATTGATCAGGAATTGCAGATAATGGCAGCGGTGTCCGTCTTCGGTCAGCTCATAGGAATACGTATCAGCGTCCTTCCTGAAAGTGACAAGCTGTTTTCCCAGATATTTGGCCGGATAGTCACGTTTCTGCTCCTCCCAGATATGATGTGAGATATTTTCATAGCCCATTTCCTTTACGCTGTCACGGGTGACCAGCCAGCACGATTTGTCAAAATAGAAATACTGGCCGTCCCGGGAAGGCTTAATGAAATCGGGCTGTATGTACTCCAGCAATGAAAGCTTGTCCGGTCCCACATACTGCGACACCCCCTTGATCAGCATCTCGTTCACTCCCACGCAGCAATTATGCTTGGCGAACTGGAACAGATAGTCCCGGACGTCGCTCGCCTCCAAGGATCTAACCAAGGGAGGTTCCAGATGGATGAACAAGAAACTCTTGTCCTGCCTTCTCAGGCGCCCAAAACCACGGTTCTGTAAAAAGTTCTGGGAATTCACGTAACAAAACTCATAATCCGATCTTTCGTTATCTTTCCCCTCATTCCTCTTGACCACACGCCAGAACTGCTCGTCCGCGTCAAAGGGCTGAGCCGATACGACCTTGCCATCCTCATCGAATTTCCAGCGGTAACGGTTGAAAAGGAATTCCGGAAGATTCTTCAGCAGATCCTTGTGGCGCTCTGCAAACGCCTCATGGGAGTGAAGACACCAAAGCTCCATCAGCCTGTGGTCAGTGAAACCGGTAATTTTAAACATCTCTACATACTGGCCGGAACCCTTCTTATCATTACAGGCATAATCAAAATCCGCGGCCAGCTCGTCCTCTTTTCCCAAAAGAGTATTGGCCAGCAGGTCATCAAGCCCCTTGTCCCCCGCATCATTTTTGCGGATATGCCCTACAAATATCTCCAGATAGATGTCACGGTTCTTCAGACTACGCATATACTCCTTGAAATTCCTGGCAGCGGAATAAAAGTTCCTGGGACGTTTCTCAACCGGATCGTTTATCTTGATATTACTTGAGATATCATCCCAGTCCGAATCAAAAACAAATGCCACCTCCCTGACCTGGCAACCGGTGACAATCCTGACGAAATCCTCCGGTAGCGAGCCATTATTTCCCAGATTCTGTATCCCCGACACGGCAATGGACGGGATGCCATGCTTGCACGCCTTCTCCGCTTTCTTCTCGCCCTCCTGGATATACAGGCGGTCTATCCTCGTACCGCTCTTGAAGGCGGTGCGTATCTTTTCCGGAATATATATAGGAGTACCGGACCCCCGCGGCGATTTGTATTTGAAAGGCTTCCCATCCTTGTCCAAATGCATTTCCGGGAACTGCCAACGAATGCGGTAGTATTCCTTCATCTCCCCGGCCGCCCTGCGCTTGTTATCCTTCTGGACATAACGGACAGGAAGACCGTCCAGATCATAATATTCTATGATGACATCATCCCCCTTGGCCGTCAGCATTCCCCGCTCATCAATCGTTCCCGGTTTGAAAGTACGGCACTGGAACACGGATTTCGTATCATCGGTCTTGTACACACTGGCGGTCACATCCTCGAAAGTCAGTCCCGAGGCGGCCAGCATTCGGGCGCAATAAGAACCCGTATCCAGCCCTTTGGCAGCTTTGCTTCCCTTCTTCATCTTCTGGACCGGTTCCCCAGCCGGTTTGTCCGGATGGGGGTCCAGCAGCACACAGAACTTCTTGGCAAGGTATTCCAACGCATCTGTATAACCGTATCCTTCGATATTCATCAGATACGACACGGCACCCTCTCCGCCAATCTGGCAGGAGAAGCACTTGAACAGATTCTTGCCGGGGCTGACCGTGAATTTCTTCGCGCTTCTGCACTTGGGGCATTCGCAAACATAATCCTTGCCGGATTTTCTCAGTTCCCGGAAATCCTGCACAACGTCAAGCAACCTGCCGTCCGACGCTGATTTTATCCTTGATATTTCGTTTTCATTAAAATACATAACAAATAATTATATAAATAAGCCGCAACTTCATAAGACAACACAAAATTACCGGATTGCAGCAACCCGGAATGGACCGGAAATGATGATGTTCCCGGAACACTTTGCACCTTTCAATTCATTGACATCTTGTCCCGGTTCACTGTTTTAGTCCTTTCGTACTCCAGCAGAACGGACGTCACCGCCTTCCGAAAGTTCTCATTCGCAGCTATTGCACCATAAAGCAGCCTATGTAGTCTTGCCCCCTTACAACTGGAACCATGTCCGGCAAATATCTCATAACCCTCCCCAGTATCCTCTTCTGACATTATTGTACAGGAAACATGTAAACCGATCTCCTTACTTTGTTCCAGTATAAAGGAGAGAAAAGCCTTTATTTCAGTTTGTTTATTCTTGGAATTCATAATCTTATATCTATTGTCGTTTAATTTTTATTACATTTGCAATGTTTTAATTTGGATAAAAAACATTTGGCGAAGTGTTTTTATCACAATTATTGTTTTGTTGGCCCTCACTAGGTTATAGAGCCTAGTGAGGGTACTTTTCTGCATATAGTCTTATTACGCTCCCCAATTCCCATCATCAATATCTGCTGAATCAAGCTCGTATTGAGCCTCACCTTCCGCATATTCACACATGGCAATAACATCATTGGCTGTAACGCCATCCCCCCATTCTGTAGCTATTATTCCTCTGTCAGATTCAAGAGTAATTGTCAGTATTTTCTTCATATCTAATCTGTTTCGAATCAAACTAGACCAGCCCACTCATTAATCGTAGCATTCAAAGCCCCCATAACAAGCATCTTGTCACTTTCGTCATACTCCATAAGCACCTCCACTGTCCGGTCACCATTACAATTATTGTATTCCCTTCCTGTCTGAATATTGACAGGAAGACCGTTCTCGTGGACTGCTTCAAGCCATGCCTCAAGCAATCCTTTATTCATTTCTATTTTAGCACTTTTCATAATTTCTTACTTTAGCAATAACAGACGATCCATTCTTCTTTATACCAATCTCGTCCAACACCAATACATCAGGATATTTTGTCACCCATTCCGGGAAATAATTTGTTGTCAGAACAACTGTAAAATCACCTTGAAAATAATCCCCTCTGACCAACGCCTCGTAATACTGTAACTGCCATTCCGGGATGTCATCAAACACCATTACATCAACATTTGTATCAATATGTTCCAAGAAACTTTTAAGACTTGATGATCTGACATCATAAAAAACACTACGCTTGTTTTCGCACATTTGAAGTGCCAACTGAGTTTTTCCACACCGAGGAGCTCCTACTAATAGCATTACTTTCATATCATTCACAATTAAGTTTATCACATTCTTCAGGGAAAAGTTCTTCAAGAGGTTTGCCTAAATACTCAGCAATAATTTTCTTCTTTACCAACGGAGGTTCTGTCTTACCTGCAACCCAATTGTACACACTAATAGTTGATGAACACGTTAACTCAGCTATCTTTTTAATTTCTTCCACTTTCAAATTGGGAAGACTATTCACATACTCACTAAACAGCATATCTATTAATATTTTAAAGATTTATAATTCTGTTTACCGTTTAATTATTATATTTACAATGAAAATTTATCTTTCACAATGCAAATATAGAGGTTTTCAAGCAATCTGAAATATTAGCTTCAAAAGAAAAGCAAGTAGAAGACTTAATCTCCCTTTTGAAAAAAGTCAATGTCCCAATGGATGGCAATGTCAAATGTGCCGCTGTAAGCGGATCAGATTTGGTGGAATAGAATATATAGTTCCTAAATATTAATGAATTTAAAAGATATGGATATAATATTGTAATACTATTGGTTAAGAGAGAAAATAATTCAAGTTTTAATGAATAAATAATATTGTAATTATGATAGAATTAAAGGCTAGACCTTTTTACATTTAAACACTAGGACGTAATTATGATGCAATATAGCAATATTATATAATAACTATAATATTTCGATATATTTTTTACCACTTTAACTACGCCCCTTAATACACTGAACATGAACGAAATAATAGGCAATAAATTAAAGAAGATTTTAAAGAGAGAAGGTATTAACGCAAAGGAATTTGGAAAAATGATAGGAAAATCAGAGCAACGTATATATCAATATTATAATGCTACAAAATTTGACTCTGATCAAATTATAGAATTCTCTAATATATTTAAAGTACCTATTGCATATTGGTTTGATGATGAAGGTTACCGACTCAACCAATCAGTCGTTGGCGATGGGAGTGCAGCCTTTATATATGGTAATGCTACCGCTGGAGTTATAGCAGACAAAGATAAAGAAATAGAGCATCTGAAACAGTTACTCAAAGAAAAAGAGAGGCTAATTCAAGTATTAATGAATAAATAATATTGTAGTTATGATAGAATTAAAGGCTAGACCTTTTTACGCCTAAATACTGGGACGTAATCGGGACAGAAGTATGAAAAAAGAGAGATTATCCATATTATTAATCAGCCTATTAGTGGAAGCAAAATGTGTCAATAGCTCGCCTCATTCCGACACTGTAAAGGATAAGCCACTGAAAGTCAGTGGCTTATCTCATTTTAAGCAAATCCGCCGGGACGAAATCGGGACGGGAATTATTAACCATTTGTTTCTGCTGTTAGCAAAAACAAATAAAAAAAAATGTCCAAAATCCAAGAAATCAAGAGTTACACACCACCTATATTACATACGGGTAAAGATTGGTACATTGACTTTTACGCATTCAATCCTGTTGACGGAGTGATGAAACGGAAAAAGATCAAACTGAACTTCATCAAATCCGTTAAGGAAAGAAGGGCATACGCCAAAGGATGCATCAACAGACTATCAGAAAAACTCGCAACAGGATGGAATCCTTGGATTGAGCAAGAATGCGGCAACGCCTTTCTACTGTTCAAAGATGTAATAGACAAATACCGCACTTTTCTCGCCAAAATGCAAAGGGACGGGAGATACCGACAAGAAACGATCAAATCTTATAGCTCCTACCTTCGTAATATGGAAATCTTCAATGAAGAGAAAAAGGTCCCTATCACCTACATTTACCAATTTGATAAGGATTTTTGTGTTATGCTGCTTGACGAAGTGTATATAACTAGGGATAACACTGCATTTACGCGCGATAACTATCTCGGTTTTTTGAAGTCTTTTTCCACCTTCTGTCTGAACCATAACTATTTAACACAGAATCCAACAGCCGGGATCAGTAGTCTGGGAAGAAAAGGGAAAAAAAAGCTACGCAACATCCTGCCACCGGAAACACTTGCAAAAGTGAGCGACTACTTAAAGAACCATAACCCCTATATGTTGCTGGCAAGCTATATTCTATACTATTGTTTTATCCGACCGGCGGAAATGGTAGGATTGAGATTAAACGATATAAGTTTGAAAAAGCAAACAATATTCGTATCAGACAATATATCAAAAAATCGCAAAGATGGCACTATTACATTACCATCAAAAGTCATACATCTCATGTTGGACCTGCACATTTTCAACAATCCCGGTGATTATTATTTATTCTCTGACGGGTTTCGTCCCGGTAAAACAAAAAGATCTGAAAAAATGTTCCGGGACTGGTGGGCACATCATCTCAGAAAAGATTTAAAGCTTTCCGCCCAATATAAGTTTTATTCCTTAAAAGATACAGGTATAACGAATATGTTACGACATTATGATGTGTTAAGCGTACGTGACCAAGCTCGTCACAGCAGTATATTGATGACAGATATTTACACGCCTCATGATATACAGGAAGCCAATGATCTTATAAAAAATTATCAAGGAGATTTTTAGTAAGCAGATATCAAGCGGTTACCCGTCGCTGGGCCGCTTGATATTCTAAAAAAAGTAAAATATGAGATTTTATTTATTATCCTCAATCTTCGCTTTGATTTGTTGAAGTAATCTAAAAGCTCCGGCCATCTTATAGTTGCCCAGACATTGCTTGGCTTGCATGATACAGGATTCAACAGTAAGTTTCAAATCCGGTGTGAAAGCGGATTTGTTAATCTGCATTTCTTTGGGAAGTTCATCAGCATGGTTGTTGAACCATACGATCATTTCATTCAATTCCTCTTCGGAATAAGATTCTTTTTTTTCAGCCATAATACATAAGTTAATGTTAGTTCCGGCAAAGATAACAAAAATAGCCCCGACTCATCACGAGCTGGGGCAGTCCAATTTATAAATTTAAAGTCTTATGATGAAGATTGTCTATTGCGCCAATGCTTTACTATCAGCATAACGACAATCAAAACGGTTACACAAACACAGGCAAAACCAATTTGTTTAAGCAGCGTGGATTCTTTTTTCTCTTTTATGGTTTCTGATCGCTTTTTTTCATAAATATCAGAAGTAATATCCTTATCGGCTTTCACCTCCGTACTGTCTTTGGTTGCAGTTTCCTTCTTTCTATTTTTGCTGAAATCACCTTCTATATGCCCATCTGCCAGTAACGGAGGTTTATCGGTCAGACTGTCGGGCGGCTTTCGGGTATCATAGATACGAAAATCAATCACATAGTTACTATTAGTGGTAATAAGTTCGCTCAAAGAGGTACTTGATCCGTGTACGATGTTGACAGATTCACTGGCGCTATCTTTGCTGATTACTTCTACATCGGACTTGACAGCCTTATGCGAGCTGCCACATGATCCGAACAGCAGGAACAGACACATGAAGGGAGCCAGTAATATATGTCGGCTTACCCAGTTCATAACTCTAACCAACATAAGAGATATCATTTATGCGGTTCATCCACCCTCTCTTAAATTTATTATTGGTCGGACGCTTGCGGCATATATCCTCGATAAAATCAAACCGTGCAATCTTGATCTGGTCAAACAGTTCACGCGGATTACGGGAATTAACTGCGGCAATGGTCTTGGGACCTACAATGCCATCCACTGTAACACCAAGCAAGCGTTGAGGAATCTTAATTCCGTGCGCACCGGATGCCCAGACCCAATCAACCAATATATCAGCAACTGATTGCGATTTTATCTCATCAGCCTTCCATCTGTCCCAGTACATGGTTTTCAAGATTTCCGTCCATTCCTCTTTTGTGAGATTTTTCAATCTTTCAACTGTAGGCTTGGAATATCCTTTCTTTCGGCAATATGCCTCATAGGTTCCGATAGTCACTCCCATATTGGTAGCCCCTCCCAAATCGTCAGGGTCATTTACAAAACCGCCTTCCCATTTCAGAATAAACGGTGCAAGTTTTCTTACGTCAGCCATTTTTCTTTTCCTCTTCTTTAATTTTAATCTTGTCAACTAGGTAGTTAAACTTGGTGTTCACATACACCGCCACCCCGAATATGCTACCTGCATAAATCAGGCATTGGGCGAAGAACCACAAAACCGAGTCATGTATCTGGCCGGTCGGCTCCACGATAAATCCAGCGACAGACAGACTAACACCTGCGATCAACATACCCACCGCCGTACAAATCTGTACATCTTCTTTAGTCTCCTTTTTCATATCTCCTGTTTTTTTAAACAAAGAACGCTCTACTATTCGAAATGCAAAAAGACAAAAAAGGATATGATTATCTGTGGGGGATAATCCATTTGTAAAAATTATTATCCTCCAGCAAAAAAATCCTTTAGCTTTGACAAAAAAAATCAGTGCGACAACACTCCTCTAAAAAAAACGACCAATCATGATAACAAATTGATCGGTTATGCCCAAGGGCTAAAAATAAAATATAAAATAGATAGGATATCTATGAAATCTATCAGAATCTGTATTTTTTAGCCAGGAGAACCGTTTCTGCCATGATTTTATTTTACACTGAATACCGTTCTCGATGGTGCTTCTTATTAGCTCGCATCAGATCTTTAATCATGGTTTCGTCCATCACCTCGGAATAAATCTGTGTGGTTTTGACTGAAGTATGCCCCAGCAATCGCTGGACTGTCGTAATCGGAACACCTTGATGCACCAATAAGGTGGCACATGTGTGGCGGGCGGTGTGGAAGGTGAACTTCTTTTCAATGCCGGCGGAACCGGCCAGCTTAGTCAATGTTCGGTTGGTTTCGGAATTACAGCCTAACGCCGCCAGTTCTTCAATCCGGTCGTACTTATGCAAGATTTTCAATGCCTTACCGGAAAATAAAAGATAGAGCGGAATATTCAACTTGATACCGGTCTTGACACTATTCAAGCACAACCATTCATGCCCGTCAATGCTCACCAGATTCTTGTAATTAAGTTGGCAAAAATCCGAAAATCGCAGACCGACATAACAACAAAAAAGAAAAGCATCTAATATATGCCTATGGTTGGGATACTTCTCATCAACTTGTAACCGTTCCAACTTCTTCAGCTCATCCGGCAACAGGAAATGATGTTCTTTTTTTTCTTTTTTCAACTTATATTTTTTAAATGGATACGCTTCTTGTGTAATATATCCCTGATTGATTGCTTCATTGACAAGTGTCCGTAATTGGCGCATGTGCTTATGGATAGTATTTACCTGCAACCCTCTAATTCGAAGAAAATTTTCAAAATCTTTTAGGAAAGTATAAGTCAGATCTGAAAAGTCGATTATAGTACGAAATTCTCTCAATAATGTCACTGTAGTCATCATATTATCCTTCGTACTTTGTCTGCGATCTGAAGTTTCTATAACTGTTTTTGCAAATTTGAGAAATGACACAGAAGGACGTATTCCTTTTCTGACCGCCTCTTTCAAAAGTGATAATGTTACTTCAACCCCTCGTTTCCAATACCCTAGTTCTATGGCTTGCAGCTCTAATATATGCTCATATAACATTGCGTTCAACTCATTTGACTGAGGATGGTTAATGACTTGTGCCCCCTCACGACTCCAGCATTCAGGCTTGAGGTAAACATTGGTCTTCAGGTAGATTTTCCTTTGATTTAAATAAGCTTCAACCTGTACAAGGGCCGTGCCTTGCTTATTCAGTTTCTTTTGGCGGTTAAAGACCAACCTGTATCGTATCTTCTCTAGCATATTTTTATTTTAAATTTAGCTATTTCCTCCAAAATAATCAAATTCGACAATATTAATCTTATAATCTCGACCTGGGAGGACTTCTGCCAACAAATGGAATAAAAAGAACTGAATATTATGAAACAATACGGCTAGGAGTATCATTTAGTATAGGTGCTCCTACCAATGAATTCGTATATGTCAGCCATAATGACGGAGAAATGATGATTTATGTTGATTCTACCGGCATTGTTACGAAGATATTCTCTAGTGCTGATAAAATTATATCTATATCACTAAAGGATAATCAGATTATGATAACTGCTATAAATTATGACCTTATAGTTACGATTCGTGTACTCTCTTTTTAACATGGATTTTATCTAAACAGAGAGCTGGGAGGACTTCTGCCAAGTGGAACTATGAATATATATAAGGGAAAATTTGAATTAAGCACAGGGGAAAGT